CAATTCTGCCAGTATTATTAAATGTGTAAGGACTAAGGCTTGCCATATTGACTGTTATTATTATAGTATACAAAGAGATAGTATTTTGAATGTAAAATATTATCAAAAGAGAACAATAAAATTAAATAATAAAAAATGACCTAAATAGAATTATAAATGGGTGCAAGACGACCTAATTAGTATGTCTTGCTAAATTACGTGCACATGCAAATTGATTGCCTTCCTTACAAGAAATCATACTACCGTAACAGAACTCGGCAAACCCAGCTTGGTCGTTAGGAATAGTAGTAGAAGGGTTAGAGTTGAATGGGCGTAACGATTGTTCAAACATAAGTTCGCTTCCAGCATCCTTAAACAATTTATCAGCAATATCAGTGTGGTCAGGATTTGCATCAGCAACAAATTGTTTCGCCTGAGCAAGAATATCTTTTTCTACTTTCTTATTAAAAGCGGGTGGTGCGGGTTTTTTATTGGGGTTATAATCGTAATCGGTAACCAATACATTACCAAAAACATTATTAGACTCAGGTTCAGTAAAAAGACCGTTAGGAACAGGCATATTATGTTTCTTAAATAAGTCTTCTGTAATAGGAGCATCCTCAAATCCCTCATCCACTTGTTTCTTTTTATCAAGTTTATCTTGTTGTAGACGGTGATAATGATGTAACATATAAATAGCCCCGAGTGTAACAATAGAGAACATTAATGTTCTCATACTGTTAGTGGCGATAATACTAACAATAGAGAGTGCAATTACGGTGCGAGTAATAGCGTTAAGTTTTTGTTCATATGTCATTCCATCAATAGGGAAAAATTCAAACATATAGGGTTGTTGAAAGAGAACATTGGGATTTTCTCCCCAAAAAGGGACTTGTTTGCGGACACGTTTAATTTTTTGTGTCATGTTCTCAACTTCTTCATTTCCATTGTTGTCTTCGGGTGTATTTAATTCATCAGGTAATGTTTTACGGGGTGGTTGTTCTACATTCGGTTGGTATAGTTCATTAGATATAGTAGATGCGTGAACAGGTTGTGACATATTATAATATAGATTGTATATATTATTATATTATATTTGTTTCTTATAATATACAAAAACAAGCAATAAAAATGCAAACCCGTCTAAATAGTTGTCAGGTTCTCAACTCACCTAAAATAATGATGAAATAATTATGAATTATTTTTTAATGTAGAAACTACATCCCCTTTGTGTTTGATACATTCTTTATCAATACTAAGCGTTTCACATTGAGTATCTTGTGGAACAATTTGTAAAATGCATTTAGATTTTTCGCCATATAGTGAATCAACACACCCTGATTCCGTTTTTTTTTTAGTAGAGTTAGTAAAATGAACCCGTTTTTGAGTTTTAGATTTGGTACATCTTGCTCTAAAGTGTTCGTAACGTTCCCGAACTTGTTCATATGTGAGTCCAGAAACTTTTCCTAACATGGTATTGATTAATTCATGTAATTCAAACACGTAGTTGGAGAACGTATGGCGATTTTTCATATATTTTTTATAAAGAGGTAGTTTTTTAAAATTAGCACGAAGATTCGTTCTACATTTTCCACAGGGTAATACATTACGTAAACTTAATAGGAAGTCTCTATAATGTGTTTTATCAGTATTAGTAGGATTAACAGGGTAATTAAAGCTCATCGTATGCAAATAATGCCACATGCCGGGTCCCCATATGCTGGTTAACATGCCATCATTACTATTATAATCATCGTTGGTGTAAATAGAGTTAATATCTTTCAATATAGGTCGTAAACGACGTTTAGTTTTATTTTTTGCAGAATAGGTTCTCTTTTTCATAGTAGTTATATAACAATTATATAATAAAATATACTAAATAGTTAGAGTATAAATATTTAGTAAGTTCGTTTAACGCATATCCAAAAATATATACGGCTATAATATAAATGGCGCATATTATAGATGTACTAAGCAAATATATTGTTAATAAAAAGGTCATGGTTGCTATATTCATTTTTATTGTTTTTATTATAGTAATCATTTGGTGGATGAGACAAAAAAAATCCACAGTGTCATTTGATGATGTATCAAACCCCGATGACCGTAATAATACAGCAACCGGAGAAAATATGAGTAAAGAAGCATTAATCTATTTTTTCCATGCAGATTGGTGCCCCCATTGTAAAAAAGCCCAACCAGAGTGGAATACATTTATGATGAGTCACGACAATAAGTTGAAGAATGGTTATAAAATAAAATGTATATCGGTAGATTGTACAGATGATAAGGAATCTACCGCAAAACAATTAATAAATCAATACAATGTTGAGTCATATCCAACCGTAAAAATGGTAAAAGATAATAAAACAATTGATTATGATGCTTCTGTGAAGTCGGGGTCGTTGAATAAATTTGTAGAAATCATGTTAGTATAATGATAAATATACCTATGTATTATGAAATTTGTGGATTTGTTCTCGGCATGCATGAATACCATGTTGTATAAGTTCTGTACGAACATTGTATGATTCTGCAACTGTAGATATGTTAGTCAAAGACCTTGTATCAAATGGCATAACAAACATATAGCGTATATCATAGTTATATTGAAAAGTAATCTTCTGTAATATTCTGTTTAGTAAAAAAACAATATAATCAAATAATGAAAAACCAGTTGTATCTGTTTCTTCATTATTTTTAGAAAGTGTGTTAATTCCCATAATTTCATTGAAATTGGCACCATTATCAAGACACAATTTAACTGGAAAATTCGTAATAAATCCTCCGTCGCAATAAAGTTCTCCATTTAATAGAATGGGTGTAAAAAGTAGTGGAATTGAACATGACGCGTGTACAGCATCAATAAGTTTCCAGTCGGGATGAGTTTTATGTGATATATCCACAGAACTGAAATGATTGACATTTGTGGCGATTATATGCAGTTCAATACCAGTTATTGTATAAAAATCTTTCATATTGATAGATAATGGAATATCTTTGCCCAATAACAGTGGTTGTAAGATTTTTTCAGTAACTGATTTAGAAAAAATACCGTTATTCTGTACACAAGAAAAGAGCGTATTGATATCATATTGAAATACATTTTGCCAGGGTCGTTTAATTAAATAATCATCCAATGTGTTCCAATCATATTTTAACGAAATAATGGTGGCTAATATAGAACCGACGGAGGTACCATATACGGTTTCTATATTTTCATATTGCCATAGCTTCAAATTATTGGATTCCTTTATGATTCCATAATATGCAAATCCCAAGGTTCCTCCACCAGATATAACAAGATGTCGTATGGTATTATCATGAGTATGTGGTATATTATTATATAAGTTAGTATATTCAGGCAAAGATTCTGGACAATCCCGAGAACATTCTTTTTTATCGGAACAAAATAAGTCATTTGGTTCCATATTATGTTAATATTATTTATTAATTACGTTATATGTTTATGTTTTTTCTATGAAGATATAACAATAATATGTCTAATTTTCTATTTTCAACGGATGAAGAAAGTGTGGGGAAAATAAATATAGATGATTTATACAATAAATCCCAACAACGCGATCAAAAACAATTAACAATTTTTAATAAAATATTAAACAGGATACATAACAAAATAAAAAGTACTACACGTGGTACAAAGAAAGAAACTCATGTATGGTTTTCTGTTCCCGAATACATATTTGGAGAACCTATATATAACCAAGGTGATTGTATAGGCCATTTAGTTGTAAAATTAGAGGAAAATGGGTTTCATGTACAATATATGCATCCCAATACATTGTTTATTTCTTGGGCAAATTGGATACCAACGTATGTTAGAAATGAAGTAAAAAAACAAACAGGTAAAGTATTAGATGAGAAAGGAAATGTTATACGCGATTTAAAGGCAGAACAAGAAGATGATGATATGAATGCAAAACTATTTAATGATAAAAATAATTCACTGCAAAAACATAAAAAAGAATATACTCCACTTGACCAATATAAACCAACTGGTAATTTAGTATACAATCAAGAGATGTTTGATAAAATAGACAAAAAGATGAATTAAATATCCTGTTCGTATAAATAATGAATATATTTGTGTATTCATTATTCTGATAGTAGAGGTATTATGCAGAATCACTGGTACTGGGGGTAGCGGTAGGTTTTCCTCCCGATTTATTCCATGAAGTAGTATTATATGAATTAACATGTAAAAATTTATCTGCATTATCTTTCCAATAATTGACCTTCTTTTCTAATCTTTTCTCGGTGGGTGTTTTAGGATAGGTTTGATTTTGCTTTGCATTCATACGCAATAAATCATCGTCACTTGCTTCGGGTTTTTTTCCAAAACAATTCACACCAAACTTAACATAGGGATTTGCGATATATCCACCATTAATTCCAGGGCGTCCACAATCATTTTTATGGCTTGCTGTTTTTGAATTACACCCACGTCCCTCATCCAATTTTTGCAACTTTTCCCATGTTTTTTTCTGTGTTGGAAACAATATCATTTGATCAGCCGACCATCCATAATTACACCACTCTGCTCCATTATTATAAGCTCTTTCAATTTGGTCATATGTAGCTAAAGATGCATCATATGATTTACATATAGCTTGTGCATCCTCATATGTATATTTATTATTAGCAATATTAAATACTTCATGTTCAGGGTCATCTTGGTCTTCTGTTTCACATTTATCTAATTTGGGTAAAGGTATTGTATCAGGTTCAGTATCATCTTCTTTCTCTTCAGGAGCTAACCATGGGAATATATCATAGAGAGAAACATTTAAAACATATTTGAAAAAATCAACAAATAAAATAATCACTAATAATACCCATGCTAAGGATTCAATAATAGAAATAAAGAAGGGTTTTGTTTCTTTGTCCATAGGTATACGAAATAAATAAGTAACTAAGTAAAACAGAATAATAGCCATACCAACTACAAATGCCGAAGATGAACTACTTACAAAATCCGTAAAACTTGAAAAAAATTCTTCAAATATACTGCGTTCAGGGTTCTGCTCGTATGAATCATATATAGTATAGGTAATAACAATTAAAAATCCAAAAAACATGACATCTAATGTTCTACTAAGACTTACATTAAAACCATTTGGGTTCTCACCTTTATTAAAAAACTTACCTAACACGAAATAAATTATAAAATATATGCCTAAAAATGTTAATATTAATATCAAGTTTGATTTCGTTGCTAAATTAGATATAGTTGTTGTGGATTCTTCTGTAGATTCTTCTGTAGTTTTATCAGTAGTATCTTCAACCGAATCCTGGGTAGATGTATCTGTATTTTCAACAGTAATTGATTCAAGTTTATTAATTTCAGTATCACTCATATGTATTTATCAATTTAATATATTATACTGTGTTATTTTTTTTACGGTAAAACAAACAGTATGCGGCAGGAGAAATAACATCATTGGGGTTATCTACCGATTCTACTATTCTATCGTTAAAATGTAACCATTCATTTTCTACATTACGGACAAATGCAGTGTAATGTCCACCAGTAACCCCTCCAATATGATTACATATCCCATATAATTCATATTGATATGTTGCAGGTTTATACCCACATACATATTTTGATAAATCTAAATCATCTAATGGAAACATTATATTTTTATTTACTTTGGAAGTTCCATCTGGTGTAAAACGGTTTATTGTAATAATCACAATCTGGGGAAAATTCCAAAATTGTATTTGTTTCTTTATATCTTCTTTTTTTCCGGTCTTTTCATTATACCATGCACAATCCCCTTCCAGTATCTCAGGTTTTACATACGTATCTAAACAATCGTATAATGTTTGATGCGTTTCAATATTATTATTTATATGTAAATCCAGTACGAAAAAACTTTCAGGTTTCATTGTTTGTACTTCATTTGTGTCCTTAGATACAATAACGGATACATATATACCATAAAACATATCCATAATCTCTGAATAATCATTTAAATATACGGATTCCAACATTTTATAACATTGAATTGCCATCTTATCTAAATCATTCTTTGGCGTTCCATTAATATTCATTTTCACACGTCGTGAAATGCTTGAATGTATACAATCCATAAAAAATAACAAAAATTCTGGCATATCATTTTGTGCATGACCTGTAAATAAATCTCTTCCTTTTTCTTTAGCTATTTGCTGTACATTATGTACAAATTTACGAGGAGTTACTATACCATTTCCACTCCACATTATTTTACGCAATTCATCCCATTCTTCTACTATAATCTTATTTGGAGAACTTGGTATTGAAGCGATTTGAGTTTTATCTAATAAATGATTCAACTCATATGTATTATTCAAAACTTGCATACAAGCATTTAAAAAACACGTGTTTCCCAAATTTTCCAAGCCAATCCTACCTTTATCTTTATACTTAGATAAGTCCATTTCTATTTTCTATTTTCTATATTTATAACAATATAAACGCGATTCTTTATATTCTATTATATTATATCAATCTTCATGAACAATAGAGAACCCAATACGTTTTCAAATATTGAGCAAAATATTCATAATATTATATCAGAGACTATACAAAATTATCTTTCTGGTAATTCATCCTATACACCTCCCGATACATCGTCATCTAACAATATTCATCAACAACTCATCAATACTGCAAGAGATGTAATTCGTTTAGGAAATAGAAGTTTAGAAAATTATAATAGAATTATGATGGAACATTCCAGGAATACGAGAGAAATTACTACGTTATTGAATAGATTAATTGATATGACGGATAATAGACCTATTAATAGAGAGCGAAATCTATACAATACTACTATACCTCTTAATCGGCGTTCACGAACACAACCGCGAACACAACCGCGAACACAACCGCAACCACAACCGCGACCTATACGATTTCGTCAAGTAAACCCCCATCAAACACGCGCTACACCAACCCTTTCTACCCCTACTGAAATAAATAGTATTTTTACACATGGGTTATTCCCAACGATTAATGCAAATAATTTTGCAAATCTATTTGAAAATGTACCCGTATTTCCTACCCCGGCTGAATTAGAAAATGCAAGTGAAACAGTATTTTATGATGGTTCAATGGAAATAATAAACGACAGATGTCCTATTACATTAGCTACATTTCAACCTGGCGACAGGTTACGTAGAATATTATATTGTCATCATACGTTTACAGAAGATGCTTTTATTCGTTGGTTTCAAGAAAATGTATGTTGTCCTGTATGTAGGTTTGATGTACGTACATATAATTCATCTATCTCTGGAAATAATGAAGATGCAAATAATGAAGATGCAAATAATGAAGATGCAAATAATGAAGATGCAAATAATGAAGATGCAAATAATGAAGATGCAAATAATGAAGATGCAAATAATGAAGATGCAAATAAT